GTAATAATTGTATCTTTAATGTTATTATACATTGCAGCCGCTTGTTCGATTGACATAGTCTGATAAGAAGCAATCTGTTCGTCTATTGTAAATCTAACTTCTGAATCTGCAATTATTCCAATGCCTGTCATTTCTAGATCACCAGTTAGTGAAGCTAAACCAGTAGCACTAAACAATGGATCAGCAGAATCAGCAAAATTATCAGGCATACTATTAACATCAAGATCACCGACGCCAACTATCAGTGTTTGTGCACCAAGAAAGAATCCAGCTGGATGGACAAATGCTTTGTATAGTTCTCTCCAAGTAGCAACCGGCACTTCTGATTTTACAAGAATAGAAAGAATTTGATTTAGTGCACCATCTTGAATAACTTTTTGATTCTCAAAACCAATTTCAGATTCACCTACAATAAACAGGTCTCGTTTCGGAAACGAAATTTCAACCTCTGAATTAAAGAATGCTCGAAAGAAGCCTTCTGATGAATATAAAGAACCTTTGACTCGATAAAACTGTGATACTAGTTTCATTGCAAATCTTGGTTCTAAAAAGAAATTTTGATTTAAGATTCCTTGGCCAAGTTCCTTTAAGATATTATCAATGAAACTGACATTAGTAGCTTCAATATCACGAACATCATACATAGCATGAATTGCAGATGCGAAATTAAATGTTGCATCAGAATCCATGAATTCATAGTACTTATCAAGAAACGTGATAAGTGTTGGATACTCAGATAGATAGTGTTCAGGTAAGACTTCACTTACTTTACTTTCTCTAAAATTAAGAGGCTTTCTATCAAAGTCTGTTAAAGTTTTCATGACAGAGCCGTTACCGTAGTTTCATAATCCAGTACACCACGAGCTGATGTTCTATTTGGATCTAAGTCTAAGATATAATTTCTTAGTGGTTTAACGGTTGATTGGTTTGCTGGAACTGTTGTAAGTAAAATATCTGATCCGACTGAAATAGCAGTAGGAGCAAATCCAACTAAGTTCACTCTTCCTGTGGCTGGGAAGTACTGGCCGATGTTATCGACTTCAACATTATTATCAATGTCAGCAACTTGCAACTTAGTTGAAGATAACTCGTTTCGTATTGTACACAACTTACCGTTGAATGTAAAGGTGTTTGTAGTTATTTTTGCTGTTGCAGAATCTGGACTAGCTATTGGCATCGGAAGATAAATGTCATACGTACGAACGGTGCTTAGTGCTGGTGTAAATGATTGTCTTACTGTTACATCTACTTTACTGTTTAATACAGCGCCATCTAACTCATCAATAGTTGTAAGCAAGCTTGATCTTCTAAATATTCCACCGAATACTTTTAGATTTGTTGTAAAGAAATTTTGTACAGCAGTAATAACCTGAGATTCAACTATATTAACAGGTGTTGTTGATAAGTTGGGGTTATAATTAAATGTTACGCTACAACCAACAAAGGCCGTAGTTGGATCTACAAACTTAGTATCAATTGACATGATTGATAAGTTATTTGTCAAGTCATTTACAATATTATCTTTTACGATTTGTTGTGCTGCGGCGTCTACACCATCAGCAAATCTCAAAGCAACAAACGCTTTGCCATATTCAGCCGGCTCATTGTCTTCACCGCCCCAAGCAGATACATCTGTTACAGACGAAAAGTTTTGTTTTATCAGCCCTACGTAATCATTTGCAGTAACAAGTCTTTGTTGTGCAGCATATGCAATAGGCGCGTTTTGACGAATAGATTCTATATTTTCTTTATCGGCTCCGCCCGTCGCAACAACTGCTGTAGCTGCATTAAGAGTAAATGCACTTCCATCCATAGCAATAGCATTTTGTGCTGAGAACGTTGTAGCTGTATTTGCTAATGCACCATTTGTACTAAGATAAGTTACAACAACTTTGTTACCAGCAGTTGGAGCAAGACCAGTAGTTATACCATCACCGAAATGCAGTTCAAAGAAACCATTTGGTGCTTCGTGTATATCCCAATAAGTTGAACTAGAAGTAACAGCAGTTGCGAAGTCTATATCAGTGTACTGAGTAAATAGACTTGAATTTGCACTATTAAAAACTTTTACATCAAGAGTTGAAGTGTCTGCGTTTTCATCAGGAATAACATGTATCTGTCTCTCTGTAGATTCAGCTATGTAAAATGTTTTAGTAGTAGACACGCCTTCACGGACAGGAATATTAAAAGAACCCGTAGATGTTTGAAATTTATAAACACCGTTGCCGTCGTCTGTAGCAGTATGTGGAACTAGTGTTTGAAACGTGTATGAGATTCCATCAACAGTTGCAGTAAACTTTGTGTTAGCTGGTAGAGTAGCCGTACCACTCCTGCCACCATTTGTGTTTGTAATTTGTAAATTTAAAAACGCAGTAGCGGATGTTTTAGATCTTGGAGTATAACCAAGTGATTCTGCATGAGAAAGAACAGAGGATCTTAATTGTGCGGTAGTAAGAAAAGATTCATTTAAAGCGAAGTTTGCGACCAATCCATTAAAGTGAGTGTTATATGCCATAACATCGAGCAAGTTAGAAAGACCAGCTGCTTCGAAATCATAATCTGCAAACTCTGACTGTTGAGCAAAAAATGTTTTTAGTTTGTTCTTAATACTGTCAAAGTCGAGTTGTGTAGATGTAATGTTTGTTGCCATGTTATCTTAACCTTGTTATTGTCGTTTCGAGTACAACAATTTCCTCTGTATTTCTTACTTGAAATTCAAGTGTGATTTGAACATTATTATTATCCAGATATGCTTGAACTTTTAAACTACGTACAGTTGCTCTTGGTTCATAATTTTCAATTGCTTGTCTGATTCTAATATTAATGTCTTCAGCAGTTTCATCATCAGCAAGTTCAAACAAGAGTCCTTGAACACCCGCGCCAAATCTAGGTGCAAACGGTTTTTCATTGAAGTCAGTAAGAATTAAATTCTTAATCGCTTGTTTTACTGCCGCAGCTTCAGTTTTCTTATACACATCGCCACTCGGCCGATTTGCAAACGTCAGGTCGATGTCTTTATAAATTTTATTTCTTGTCGTTACAAGGGCCTTTGTTGCAAGGTTACCGTCTTCGACTGAAAATGCTCTACTGACCATAAGATTCTCTTATTCTTTCGTATTATTTATAATGATTTAGACAGCTTTAACTTCAATGAAATCACTGTTACTTTGCACAGCGTTATTAAATCGTGTTTCTATTTGCCTATCAAAGGTCGCTGAGTACGATTCGTTAATTTCTGGAACGGTTATGATTAGTTGTGTATTGATAGATCCACTAGGAGAATAGTTATCATAATCAAGAATCATCTTATCATATTGAACAAGATCCTTTAAGTAGATAGCGAGTTCAAATGTTTTTCTATCGTCTACCAGACCGCTGCTGTTGTGAATTAACTCATATACAACAGCTCTTCCTTTTGTCGCTAAGTCTTTTATATCATCACTTTCTAAGCTTTCTGTTAGAGCTGGTTCGTAATATCCTTCAACAACATTTAATGTGTAATCAGAAAATGTGCTTGTAGTTCTGTTGTTGTTTATCCATTTCATAATATAAGCATTTGCTTGTAAATTACGAGCAATCTTAGCTCGATCTTCTTTCTTTGTCGTATTAAAATTTGCTACTTCTCCACTGCCAGACAAGAAAGTAGCTACAGTTATACCTTCAACTAATTTAGTTGCGCTTGTTATATTATCAGTGTTTGAAATGATAGTGCTTAAGTTAGGTAAAAATTTCTTTGTTGTAGAAATACTTGTTGGAGTAAAATCTGAAAAATTATTTGATCCTCTGTTTCCAATCTTAGTTTGACCTCTAAACTGTGTACCAGTTTTACCAGCTATACGACCAACACTAGGTGCTGCTGCGTTTGCATATTCTGAATTTAATTTTCCAGTAGCAACAGCGTTTGATACAAACTCATCGTTTGATCGATTATTTGCATCTCTAAGTTTAGATCTAATTTCATTTGTTGTCATTTCTAAGTCAGATAATCCGCCTGTAAATCTTGCTTTATTAAATGCATTTTTCAGTTCTGTTTCATCTATTGAAACATCCACAACACCTTTACTGCCTTGATTCAAGTAATCGGACAGAATAGTTGATGTTGGTGTAACAGTTGTAGGAGTAGATACAGACGTATGAGATCCAGCTGAACCGCCGCCGCCAAGCCCAGCTGTGCCAGCTCTTCCTGCTTGTGTAGCTGTTAATGCATTTCCGTTAAGTGAACCGGTAAATGTTGGTGCTGTAACGCCTTCGCCAAACGTAGCGCCTTTGCCGTATATCACTACGCCTTGACCACCTATAGTTCCGGTTGAACCCATAACTAATAAATTATCGGCTGCAATATTTGCTTTTGGAGAAGATATGTCTGTTGAAACTTTTCCAGACATGCGAAGAATATCTCCACTGTGTAATGAAACTGCACCTTCACTTACAATTTTTAATTCACCTTTTGTAATATTTGTATTGTTACCAAGAGTTGTAATTGAATTAGCACCAATTATAGTTTCAGACTTATTCTCTAGAACAACTGTTCCTTTATTCTTCGTAACAGTCTCTCTATGGTTTCCTTTAATAGTTTCTTTGAGGTTGCCTTTTAGATTCACATTCATGTTTAAAGCTGATACGTTAAAATCACCGGCCACTTTAAAATCAACGTCACCTTTGAAATCATATGAGGCATTACCACTTACAACAATCGTCATATCATCTTTGATTGTCATAATGTGGCTCTTACCAACACTGATACCAATTGATCCATCCGGTAAAATATCAATACCGGCACCAGTTCTATGTTTAATTAAGATACGTTCACCGCCCGGTGTGTCATTAAATTCTATTACATGACCGGCTGGAGTAGTATTAATATCATTTTTTGTAGCTTCGGTAGGTAATTCTGGAGACGTGATCTTCAGATCTTTGCCATTTGCACCAAAATAACCTAGCTGCTTGTTGTCGGCGCCTCTCCATCCTTTGTTCAAAGATGATTGATACCAGTAGTTCTTTGGCGGAAAACCTCCACCTGGATCGTCAAACGTACCCGGCGAAGTTTCACCTGGCTCATCACCAATTAATTCATCATCTTTTTCTTCAGCCATTATGCAATTCCCTTTTGTCTTATAGCTTCAGCAAGGAGTTCTGCTACACTCAATGATTGATCAGGATGTGGTGTAACAAATATATGTGCATCAAATTTATTATTGCAGTATTCAACCACGTCAAATCCTGGATCTATTTTGTTATTTGGATCTGTGTCGTTATGACCAAATGCTTGTCCATATGGAAACGCTTTGAAAAAAGAATCCATGAATACATCAAACGTTTTAAACTGCGCGTCTGTTAAGCTATCAGCAGAAGCATGTCTTGAATTTGAAGCAACAGCTTGGTAGCCGCCAAGCCTATTTGCTTCCTCTGATGTTAAATTAATACCACCAACAAACGCTACGCCGATGGAATGTTTATTTCTTCTAAGAGCATGAGCACCTTGTTTATTGACGTCTCTTCCTCGTTGTAACGAACCATCTCTTAAAATAATAAAGTGATAACCTATTTCATTAAATCCACGATTTACATGTGCGTCGTTTATCCGTTCAGCGCCTATGTCTTGATCTATAAAGTTCGCTGTCCAGTGTACAACAACTTCAGTAATCTCACGTGTAGCTGAAACAAGTGTAGCATCAAGTTCTTCTTGTGTTTCAATGTAACTAAATTGATTTGCCATAGTATCCTCTTATATAATAGTGCCACTTGTAGTTTTAGATGAAAGTGGTTTATCTTTAGCTACTTTCTCTGCCATTGTTACTGGAATAGTATCAAGGGAATTTTCAATCTCAGTGAGAGATTTTGAAGAAAAGGGTTTAAGTTTTTCTGCGGCTTCAGCTCTTTTGTTTTGTTCTAGTAGTTGAGCAACTTCTGGTTTCATATTAGGAGGTAAGTTAGAACCAGATGTAATATCGTTTAAGACGGGACCAAGTTGACCATTGTATTGCTCTGTAAGATTCTTTAGTTGACCAGTGTATCCGTTTGTACTATTACCAATTTCTACTTCAAGACCTGAAACAAACTTGACTACTTCTTTCAAGAAACTATCTGCAACGGGTTTACCTTTACCTACAACTGTTTTCAATGCTGTATTTAAATCTGAAGAGTTTTGATTTGTTACTGAATTCAATGATGATGATATTTTATCTAATGATTCTCCAGTTAATTCTTCGAGTGCTTTACTCATAGATTCTGTAGTCGGTGAAGTTACTTTAAAGTTAAGTAAACCTCCTCCAATTGTTGCACCAGAAAGTGTTTCTAAATCTGAATTACTTGAAGGTGAATCTTTTACTATATTTTTTAAACCAGATGCATTCCCTTTGAGAACGACTACACCTTTTGACGCAACTTTATCTGCTTCTTCAAGTCCTTCAAGGTCGTCTACTTCTACTGTGATAGATTCAAAACCAGCGCCTTCGTTGCCAACTCCTGCAGCAAGTGTACTTTCTCTTAAAGCACGCTGCTGTTTTAATATTTCTTGTGCTTGAGGAGATAAACCATCAATGTTTACTCTTCGAACTACGCCGTCGAGTTCTCTGTTTAACGCGCCACTACTTATTTCAGGTGTCTTAGCCATTTAAGAAGGACCTCCAACTAATGCGTATGTATCAAATACATTCAATGCGTTTGCAACTCTTTCATCTTCACCAGATCTTTTCTTTACAATTTTTCCTGACGCTCTTGTTGGTGGATCTCTAAAACTAGAACTTACATCTTTAAATGACGGCCTCTCATAT